ATCCGCGGCAACACCAATCACAACGGCCGGGAGCTGCTCACATCTGCGATCGTGGAAAACCTGCAGCGTGAAGACATGAATCCGATCGAGATGGCGCAGGCATACGCGGGGCTACGTGACGATTACGGCATGAAGCCCGAGGAGATCGCCAGGAAGATCGGGAAGGCGCCGACGCAGATCTATACGTCACTGAGGCTGCTGGAGGCGGAGCCGGAGATCCAGCGAATGTGGGCGCAGCACACGGTCACACATGATGCCCGAACAGTGGATGCGGTCCTCAGCGTGCCCGCCGGCGAGAAGCGCGTCGAGCTCATGAAGGAACTGGAAAGACGCAAGGCAACGGGAAAGATGATCATCGCGGCATGCGCCAGGTTCAACGCGCTACAGAAGCCCAGGGAAAAAGGCGCGACGCCGGCAGGGACGCAGCTGAAGGAAATCCTGAAGAAGAGGCCTGAGTGGGACGCGCTCTACCAGGTTGGGAAAGTGCCGCCCTGGCCCGTGATGAACGAGGCTGTGACGGAGACATGCGATCGCTGCGCGCTGAGACCGCAAGCGAGCGAAGCAGTGTGCGATACCTGCCCGATGGTCGCGCTGCTCAAGGAGCTGCTGGAGAGGATCGATGGATCTTGAGACCATGTCGCTGATCGACCTGGCTGTGACAGCCGCCGAGGTGGAATACGGCAGACGACTGGAGCACGTGCCGCATGGGATCGCTTTTGTGGGCCACGTGGCTGCGCAGGTGAAGGCGGCAAAGGCGCGAGAGTGGTCATTGAAGGAAGAGGATTTTCTGCGTAGTGCTCTCGGGCATCTGAGCGAGGAAGCGATCGCACTGCAACTGGGAAGGACCGTGACGGGTTTGCACATCCACTGGAAGCGAGACATGGGGCTCCCTGCGCCGAGCAAGGCACCGGAGGTGATCACAGCCCAAGGGGCGGCCAATATGCTCGGGATCGATGCGCACAAGATAGCGGGCTGGGTGGATGCGGGATTGATCCCAGGGCGACTGATGCCAGGCGGCCGGAAGATCCGGCTGATCGGACGCAAAGTCTTTTTCCGTTGGGCATGCTCACCGGCGAACTGGATGTATTTCGATCGGAGGAGGGTCAAGGACGGGAAACTGCGAAGGCTCTTGCAGCTGGAGGCAAAGCGCTGGGGCGACGAATGGTGGACGACACGGCAAGTGGCGAACTATCACGGCGTGGAAGTGAGCGACGTGAAGCGATACATCAAGTTCGGGCGGATCCACGCGTTTCAGCCACCAGTATCGATCGGAGGTCGGCACCCGAATAGAACATGGGGATTCCATTACGTGCGAAAGTCAGAGGCGACGCGGCCGGGGCTGCACTTCTTCCGACGTGGCGAGGATATGAGCACTCTAACACCAGGGGGACGGCGTTGGATCAAGAAGGCACTGAAGATGGGATTGAGCTGCGAGGCGATAGGTAGAACGATGAAGCGCAAGGGCCCCACGGTGAACCTGTGGGTGAGGCGTTTCTTTTCGAAGACGGTACTGTCGCGCGGAGCAGCGGCACGACGTGAAAATGGGCGACCATGAAGGTCGCCCCTACGGAGGCAATTGACATGAACGAGATGATTTGCATCAGTGAGGACCTGGGGATGGGGGCTAACAAGGTGTGGGGCCCGGGCGGGGGGCTGGAGATCGTGAGCCAGGTGGCGTCGAACGCGGGAGGAATGATATCGGAGGGGATGGCGGGGCTGAAGAGCCGCAAGCGGCCGATGGCGATCTCGTCGGAGCACGGGTCGTTCTACGTCGGGGAGGGGGCGCATGAGCACGGGCGGCCAGTGGAGAACCTGGACTTCGAGCGGCTGATCGGGGCGCCGGAGATGCGGTCGCTGGTCTACGGCGGGCTGGCGCAATATCAGAACCGTTTCGGCGTGTTCGACCGGCCGTTGTCGGTGATGGTCGGTCTGCCGCTGCAGATGATGATCGGGGAGCTGGCGAAGTCGTACCAGGAGGGTGTGCGGAAGTGGCTGAAGGGTACGCACGAATTCGAGGCGGACGGCGGGCCGCAGCGGATCGAGATCGGGCAGATCCGGATGACATCGCAGCCGGTAGGGGCGCTGTTCGACTACGTGCTGGACAGCGACGGGCGCATCCAGGCGGAGCGTGCCGGGGCGCTGCTGGACGAGGTGGGCGTGATCAGCGTGGGCTTCAACACGGTGGAACTGCTGGTGGTCAAGGACCAGGGGGCGGTGGAGCGCTTCACGGCCGGGAACACGGCGGGTGTGCGTCGTCTGTTGGAGCTGGTGAACCGGGACAACCTGTATTCGCTGGGGGAGCTGGATGCGCTGCTGCGATCGGGGCGGCTGAACGCGCAGATCCGCCAGGCGATGCCGATCTGGGCCCGGGAGGTGAACGGGGAGATCGAGAAGCGCTGGGGGCTGTCATTCCGGCGGTTCGTGCGGGTGCTGGTCGTGGGCGGCGGGGCGATGCTGCTGAAAGAGGCGCTGACGGCGCAGTTCGGGAGCAAGGCGTGGGTCCCGACGGAGCCGGTGATGGCGATCGCGAGAGGGCTGTGGAAGTTGTCGATCATGAGGAAAGGATGAGTGATGCCGACGACGCTCACATTTGACAATGGGGATTATGGATGGCAAGGCCGAGGGATAAGGTTCGGAGCGAGAGGGTGCGGATAGATGGCAGGCTCAAGCGCGGGGTGGATCCGCGGGTGGATGCACTGCTGGGCTGGCTGGACAGTCTGCCGTCGAAGAAGCGGTTCCCGCTGGTGGTGCAACGTCTACTGATGGGGGGCGTGATGGAGGACATCACGACGGGCGGGGATGTGGAGGCGGCGAGAAAGGCAGCGGAGGATATCGCGCGGAACTTCGTGGCGGAAGAATAGGCGGATCCCTGCGACTCGTGTCGCAGGGACTTGCGATGGCGGCTTGAAGCCGCCTCGCGGCGGGAATAATTGACGGTCAAGAATGGCGCAAGGAGAGTGAAATGGTCAACCTAGTGATATTGGCGGTCATGATCTGGACCTGGGCGCAGATGCCGCAAGTCCCCGCTGCGCATGTGGGGATCAGGGAGCGGGCGGCCTTCATGGCCGCCCCTACACAGGTGCCTATGACGGGCACGATGTATCGTGCCCCTACACCCCCCGACGACTACGACCTGATCGATGTGAAGGCACTGGACGGGGATTACTGGGCCTGCGACCCGGTCGTGCCGGTGCGTGGGGCGCCGGGGGAGCAGTTCCCGGTGCTCTACGAGCTGCACTACGGCGACGAGGTGCGGATCGGGGAACGATCGAAGGGGACGCTGGGCTGGGCGATGATCGGGCGGGCGCAGTGGGTGTGGGAGGGGAGCCTGTGCAGAAGGTGATCCCTGCGACTCGTGTCGCAGGGACTTGCGATGGCGGCTTGAAGCCGCCTCGCGGCGCGACCAGCATGACTGATGAACTGGTGATCCAGGACGCGATCGACGGGGAGGGGATGCGGACGCTGCACGTGCTGAGCCTGGGGTCGCTGGAGGGGCACTGGATCCTGCAGTCGCCGGTCATCCAGGACGGGGAGGTGCAACTGTACGTGGACGAGCTGAAGATGCATCACCTGGTAGTGAAGTGGCCAGTGCGGGAGCCGATACGCGGGTTCCTGCGGGGCGCGGAGCAGATCGAGTGGCCGATGATGCTGTGGGCGCTGCAGAGGGGCGACAGGATGAGCGAGCAGATCAAGGTGGCGGCGGAGGCGCATCACTCGACGTTCGCGACGTGGCCGGATTTTGCGTGGATGCGGCATCTGCCGTCGGGCGTGGAGGATGGGATGGTGGTGAGCCTGGAGCATGCCGAGGTGATCCTGCTGGAGGCGGAATGGGTGCCGCGGCGGTGCCTGTGCGTGGGGAATGGAAGGTCGGCAGTCGGGTCCTTGCGACTCATGTCGCAAGGACTTGCGGTGGCGGCTCGAAGCCGCCCCGCGGCGGAGGAACTCAATGATGCGTAGGTGTGCACGATGCGGTCGGAAATCATCGGCGTTCCTGATGAAGATGTGGAACGGGCACAACGGGTATCGGCGGTATCAGTTGTGCGAGCGGTGTGTGAAGGAGCTGGCGATCGAAGCGCAGAAGGATCAGGTGGCCGCGTCGATGCCCAGGGATGGCAGACGAGAAGGGATCCCGGGGGCGGCTGTTTGCACGCGGGAATGGGACTGAGTCATGGAAATCGAACGAGCGAGGAAGTTGGGCGAGGACTTGATTGAGAGGCTGCGGCCGACGTGCGCGAGGATCGAGATCGCAGGCAGCATCCGCAGGGGAAAGCCGGAGGTCAAGGATATCGAGATCGTGGCGATGCCGATCTTGAAACCGCCGCTGCCGCGGTTCGGTGACAAGGCGGTATTCAAGACGCCGCTCGATAAGCTCATAGCGGCGATGCTGGTCGATGGAGTGGTTGCTGCGAAGAACGGCGCCAAATACAAGCAAATCGAGATCATGGACGGCAACATGCTCGTGATCAAGGTGGATCTGTTCCTGGTGACGCCGCCAGCGCAATGGGGTGTGATCCAGGTGATCAGGACGGGCCCCGCAGAGTTCAGCCAATGGATGGTGACGCCGAAGTCGAAGGGCGGCGCGCTGACAAACGGCTATCACGTCGAGGGCGGATGCGTTGTCCACGACATGCAGGCGGATTACAGGATATCGATGCCAGAGGAGATCAACTTTTTCGCGTTCTGTGGTCTGGAATGGGTCGAACCCCGGGAAAGGCGAGAATATTGGGTGTGGCCGGGGCGGCCATAAAGGCCGCCCTTACGGTGCAAACGGCGAGGTGAGAATGGGCAGCGATCTCAAGGAATGGAAGTGCAGGAACGGGCACGTGCTGGGGGTGGCGCAGCGCGTAGAGGTGAACCGGGAGTTCGCCGGGCGGCCGCTGCGATATCACTCGACGCGGTTGCTTTTGTACCGCCACGCCGTGGATCTGAGCCAGGAGACGCCAGCGGAGGTGGAGGTGATCGCAAACGTGGAAGGAACGACGCTGGATGTGCGCTGCGACGCGCCGGGCTGCGAGGCGGTGCGCAGCTGGTACGAGGGGGAGGCGGCGCTGGGAGCGCTGCTGGAGGCATGCCAGGACTGAATTCTCCGGCGGATCCAGGCGGACGATATTAAGCTGAAGTGGCAACGGAATGATTGACGCGGGGGATGAGGCGGCGTAGCATATAGGTGCAGGCCCGGCCCTCGCCCTTCGGGACGAGGCTGGCGGGGCCAACTGGACGGGTGAGCGCCGTCGTGTCATTGACACGGCGGCGTTTTTGTTTTCCGCGAAGGCGGATAAGGAGAGAAGGCGATGAAGAGGTTGATCGGGATCGTGCTGATCGGGTTCGCCGTGATCGGCCTGGCACTGATGCCGGCGATGCCGGTGCAGGCAGCTCCGGTGAGTGCCGCGTTGCAATGGTCAAGCCCAATGCAGGCGGGGTTCGAGCTGAACCTGGTGCTGGACGTGATCGTGCAGTTCGCAACACTCGCGGGGGTGGCTGCGGCAATCGCAGCGATCGTGAACGTCATCAAATACTTCGGCCTGGTATCGGACGGCAATGCCGGGAGGGTAATTGCGGCACTTGACCTGGCTGCGATCGTTGCCCTGGTGGCCCTGAAGATCTTCGCGCCAACAATAAGCGCCAACTTCGTGGACCAACAGGCAGCGATCTTCGCGCAGATCGTCGTGGCGGTGCTGGGCTACGTGATGGAACTGAAAGTGAGCAAGGCTTCGCACGACACGCTGAGCGAACTGGGCGTGCCATTGATCGGAGCATCGCACTCCGGCGGGACGGTGCTGCGCCTGGCACCGGTGGCCAAATAAGACTCGAAGGCAGCCCGCTGCACCGGGGACCCCCTTCGGCCTTCGGCCACTTCCCCCAAGAGGGGGAAGGCACGGCGGGTGAGATCCACAATCCCCAAGCGCTGCGAGCGGCGGCGGGCTGCCTTCCCATGGCTGCGACATGAAGCGCAGTCATTTGCGATGGCGGTTTGAGACCGCCTTGCGGTGTGGGTAGCAGATGGCAGAGAACAACGGCGAAGCGCTGCAATTGACGAAAGAGAAAATCGATCAGGCGCTGAAGACAAAGCGCATGCCGAACACGGAACGGTTGCAGCTGGAAGTGCTGCAATTGATCGTGTTCTACCTGATGAACGATCATCCGCGCGTGATGGTCATGTGGAGAACCTACAAACCTGCCGTGGCGGCAGCAGGGATCGTGGCAGCGACATTGCTGACCCTGCTGGCATCTGGGAAATTGACGATTATGTTCCGGTGAACTGATGTCTGACTACATGGAACAACGGCGGAAGCGGAAATTGAATCCGGTGGCGAAGGTCGTGCAGGCTGTCACCGGGAGGCCTGTTTTCGATCCGAAGATACCGGCGGCGGCGGATGTCTACGGCGGAGAATGGCCCTGGGATGTGGTCCAGTTCGATCCGCCGGTGAAGATCGCCATCACGCGGGCGCATTACGGGCCCTATGTCAAGGATGACAGCGTGATCCCACTGCGGGCGCAGTCGGATGCGGCAGGGATCGCCTGCGGATATTACGGGTTCCTGCTTCCGAACAATATCCAGACGCAGATCGACCTGTATCTGCATCAGATCGCGAAGGCGGGAGGCTTGCAGAAACTGCCGCCGATCTGCGATATCGAGCTGTTGCGCGAGAAGAAGCCGAAAAAGCCGCCGAAGGATTGGGAACATAACCACCCGGTCGGGAGGCAGTGGGCCAGCCAGGTGAAGGCGTATCTCGACGGCCAGCAGGAAGGCACCGGCGTGCAGCCGATGATCTATTGCAGCAAGGAGACCTTCGCGACGCTGTGCGTGAACGGGACGCCGCCGGAATGGGCGGAAGATTACTGGTTCTGGGTGAGCTGGCCGCCGTCGTGGCCATATATCAACCTGAACAAGACGCTGCCGAGGAGCATGTGGCCTGCGGGGTGCAAGAAGGTGGCGATGTGGCAATACTGGTTCTTCGGCAGGAATTGCGGGTTCGAACCGAACGATCTGAACTTGATCACTCCTGAATTCATGGATCACCTGGGACTGCAATGATGACAGACAGAGAGAAGACGGACTACTGGTACAGACGTTTCGGGCGATACGTCGCCAACACGACCACCCGCGCGGCCGGGGTGGAATGGTGGCTGGACGATAACGACAGGAAACACTTCTGCCGCCACGTCGTGTATCAGCCTGCACCGATTCCAGTGCCCCCGCCGCTGTCCGTTCCCATTCCGACAGGCGGTGTCTTCGGGCGCGTGCTGCACGATTATGAGGTCTACGGCATGAGCCGTCCGGAGCACAACGGTTGCGCCGAGACTGTGCATGGCCTGCCTGAGACGGTGCCTGCCGCCGATTTCAGGATGGTCCCGCTGACCCCGGCGTGGCAGTGGTACTCGTTCAATGTGTTGCAAAGAGCCAACCCGACTCTGAGTAGGAGCGAGGTAATAGCGCTGTTCGGCAGGATCATGCGGAACAACGCCTTCAAGACGAACAAATCCGCGCCGCCCAAGTACCCGTACGCCAACTACGTGACGGGCGAGGGCTTGCAGTATGACTCGATGAAGACGGGAGTGCTATGGACTGGTGGCGCATACCTGCACCTGATCGGCGAGGCGCGCGCTGGCGGAGAGGACTGCTGGAAAGTCAAGATGCTCAACGTGAATCGGGCACCGCCGCCGCTGGATGACTTCGACGGTGTCCACCAGACGCCTACTATCTTCTTCGCCACAACGAGCAGGCGCGAGAACAACGGGACGCTGGTCATCTCGTTGACGGGCGGGCCGACGATCGCCGTGCCGTCCGTGGCGAAGGCTGACTTTGCCCTGATCGCCAAGAGCAGGGTCCTGGTGCTGCCAGAGGGCAGTCCGCCGCCCGATCCGTACAACCGATGAATGGAATTGGCAGGGTGATCCCTGCACCTCATGGTGCCCTGGACAAGGCACCAGGACCTGCGGCAGGGACTTGCGATGGCGGCTTGACGCCGCCTCGCGGCGGAGTGAAGGATGTCTGAGTTCGGGACGATCCAACATGTGACGCAACTTGAGCTGGAGAACTTCGCGGCGGGTATCCGGAACGCGGAGGAGGGGAGCGGCGGGGAGCCGCTTTCGGCTCAGGATGTGCGGAAGCGCAACGAGGCGGCGCGCAGCGCGCTGACCGAGTATCTGCAGGATGGCGATCTACCGGACTGGGCGGAAATGTACCAGCGGCTGCTGAATTCCGCCTGGCCGTGGCGCGTGGCGCTGTATGTGGCGTGGGCATCGATGCCGAAGCACCGGCGGGTCCCAAAGACGCAAGATGATCTGGCGACCGAGTATCTCGGGCTGACCAGCGACCGGGCGATCAGCACATGGCGAAAGAAGTACCAGGTGGACCAGATGATCGCGGACCTGCAGGCGGATGAACTGCTGGACGCGCGAGCGGATGTATTCCACGCGCTGAAGGAGATGGCGCGGACGATCGACTACAAGGGGGCGGCAGACCGGCGGGTGTACCTGGAGATGATCGGCGCATACGTTCCGGTGACGAAGCTGGCGGCTGAATTGAGGAAGCGCGGGATCAGCGCCGACGACATGGAGGGGATGTCGGTGGAGGAGCTGAGGGAGCTGGCGAGCGCCGCATCGGAACGGGCAGGCACAAGGCCTGCCTCTACGGGTGATGTCGAATGATGCTGGCGACACAGACGCGAAGCAGGCGACTGATCGGACCGGAACGCGCACGGGCGGAACTGGCGCGGCGCGAGCTGGGGAAACGTCATCTCTTCGACTTCTCACAATATGTCGATCCGAAGTTCGAGAGGCGGCGGCACCAGGTGTTCCTGGCCGGGAAGCTCGAACAGGTGCTGCGCTGTATCGAGACAGACGGACGCGAAGGGATCGGGCGGCTAATGATTTTCATGCCGCCGCAGAATGGGAAGTCGGCACTGGCCAGCATCAAGTTCCCGGCGTGGGCGCTGGGAAGGCTGCCGGACCTGCGGGTGATGCTGACCTCGTACGGGGCTGACCTGGCGAGCCGGAACAGCCGGGCGATGCGGGATCTCGTCAACAGCGACCGCTTCCAGGCGGTGTTCGGGATCACGTCGTCGAAAGACGAGCCGGTAATGCTGAGCGGGGACAGCCGCAGCTCGACGAGCTGGGACCTGGCACGACCGCATCGAGGCGGAGTGCTGGCGGCAGGCGTCGGTGGAGCGATCACGGGCTTCGGCGCGGACCTGGCAGTGATCGATGATCCGCTGAAAAACCGCGAAGAGGCCGAGAGCGAGGGACGACGCGACCTGGTGGACGACTGGTACAGGTCATCGCTGCTGACCCGATTGAGCCCGCATGCGGCGTTGATCTTCATCATGACGCGCTGGCACCAGGACGACCTGGCGGGACGGCTCATCAAGCGCATGGTGACAGAGCCGGATGCAGATCAATGGGAGATCATGTGCATGCCCGCGCTGGCAATCGAAGATTATCCCGACGTGGAGAAGCAACTGGAGATGATGAAGGAGGGGGTGTACCTGCCCCTGGCCGATCCGCTGGGCAGGAAGCCGGGCGAGGCGCTGCTGCCGGAAATGTACAGCGAGGAGTGGCTGGAAAAGAAGCGAGCCGACACCAGCATCTACGAATTTGAGGCACTGTACCAGCAGATGCCGTACCTGCGGGCGGGCGGTTTCTTCAAACGGGACTGGCTGCCGATCGTGGAGGACGGGCCGGGCAAGGCGACGGTGAAGCGCATCCGATACTGGGACAAGGCGGCCACGGACGGGGGAGGCGACTACACCGCGGGCGTTCTGATGTCCAGGGACAGCGATGGGACTTATTTCATCGAGGACGTGAGGCGAGGGCAGTGGTCTTCAGGCAGGCGGGATGCAGAGATGGTGAAGACCGGACTCGACGACGTGAAGGAGTTCGGCAGGGTGGTGCAGTGGCATCAGCAGGATCCGGCCAGCGCGGGATTGGATAGTGCGAAGGCGACGAACGACCTGATGGCCGAAGGGGGCCTGACCGCGAGATACGAACCCGTGAGCGGCGAAAAGGATGTTCGAGCCGGACCGCTATCGTCGAAGGCCGAGGCTGGGAAAGTGAAGATCGTCCGAGGCGCGTGGAATGAGGCGTTCCTGAGCGAGGCGACGGCTTTCCCGAAGGGGCGGCATGACGACCAGATCGATGCGGCGGCGAGCGCGTTCAACAAGCTGCGAGGGAGAGGCAAGGTGGTCGTGAAATGAACCTAATCCAACGGGTGGGCCTCGCGGCACGGGTGATGTCCGGGCGGAAGCTGCCAGGGAAGGCGGCCGTGGCGATGCTGCGTGCGGCATGGGAAAACACCCAGCCGACCTACGTTATGCAGGACAACCTGCAATCGCTGGTGAACGAGGGCTTCTACAAGAACGAGCTCATCTACGCGTGCATCTATTCGACTGCGGACAGCGCCAGCCAGATCAGCCTGGCGGTGCGAAGCAAGAAAGATCACTCACTCGTGCCGGACCATCCGCTGCTGGATCTGATCCACGAGCCGAACGAGGAGATGAACGAGTTCGACCTGTGGTCATCGACGATCATCTATCAGAAGACGGCAGGACGAGCACTCTTCGAGAAGGTGCGGGACCGCGCCGGGCGCGTTATCCAACTGCAGGCATTGAGGCCTGACTACATGAAAGTGTTCCCCGGCGTTACGACCAGGATCGGGAGGTATTTTTATCAGCCGCCGGGGACCGAGGGCGCGACGCTAGTGCCGAAAGATGTGCTGGACATCAAACTGTTCGATCCACTGCTGAGGTATTCGACCAAGTCGCCGCTGGCGGTGCTGTGCCGCGCAGGGGATGTGGATAACGCAATCACCGATTTTCTCAAATTGTTCTTCGAGAATGGAGGAGCGCCGCAGGGTGTGTTCATGTCGACGAGCGAAATGAGCTCTGAGGACATCACAGAGGCACGCAAAATGTGGCGCGAACGATTGGGCGGATATCGCAATTGGACGGTGCCGGGATTCCTTTCGGGCGAGGACCTGAAATACGAACAGATGGGGTCATCGTTCAAGGATATGGGGTTCGATGCATTGGACGAACGGGACGAGGCGCGGATCTGTGCGGTGCTGGGCGTGCCACCGATCATCGTCGGAGCCAGGGTCGGGCTGACGGAAGCGACCTACAGCAACTACGCGCAGGCGCGCAAGGCATGGTGGGAGGACAAGCTCTCGCCGATGTACGTGAACTATCTGGATGTGCTCGGCCGGCTGCTGGAAGAAATCGATCCCAGCGGGGAGCACTACGTGGACTGGGACTTCTCGAAGGTGAAGGCATTCCAGGAGGAGAACAACCAGCGGTGGACGCGAGCGACGAGTGCGCTGCAGTCCGGGGCGATCACAAGGAATGAATATTACACGGAGATTGGGTTGCCTGGAATGGGACCGAGGGGCGAGGTGTTCCTGATGCCGCTGAACGTGTACACGGCGCCGAAGGGCGCGCCGCCGGTGAAACCTGCGACGGAGGAGGGCGGCGACGATGCGGGCGGGAAGTTGGCCCCCACCGGCCCTGCGGGCCACCTCCCCCATTTGGAAGAACACGAAATGGGGGAAGGGAAACGGAATATTCCGGCGGATGCGGCGGAGAGGGCGGCGGCAGAGATACGGATGACGAAGGCGATGCAGACCTACTTCTCGCAGGAATTCGGGCGCGTGAAGGAACAGATCACCAGGAGCGGGATAGCCATGACGGCCGGACAGGCTGGAGGCCCGCCGCTACAGGTCATTGAATGATCGACTTTGGAGACGAATTCTGGAGCAAGGAGGAGGACGAGCTGCGTCGGCAATTGCTGCCGATCGTGATCCGCATCGGGCTGGCCGCGGCGGAAACGGCACTCGCGGCGCTGCAGATGGATGTGTCGGTGGGAGTGGACTGGACGTTGATCAACAACGAGGTGCAGAAGTGGGCGTTTCGATACACATACGACCTGGTGAAGGGGATCACGAACACGACGCGGGACTTCCTGAGCAGCTCGATCACAGACTGGATCTCGAGCGGGCAACCATTGGATGCGCTCACCGACGTGATCGAGCAGATGTTCGGGCCGGTGCGGGCATCGCTGATCGCGGCGACCGAGGTAACACGTGCATACGCCGAGGGCAACCAGGAGACGTGGCGCGCGAGCGGAGTGGTGGACGGGATCCGCTGGATGACGGCGGAGGACGAGCTGGTGTGCCCGATCTGTGCGCCGCTGGACGGGCAGGAGGCGGATCTATCGCAGGGGTTCGCGGATGGGCCGCCTGCGCATCCGAATTGCAGATGCTATCTGCAACCGGTAGTGAAGGTGGATTGACGTGATCTCCTTGCGACTCGTGTCGCAAGGACTTGCGGTGGCGGCTGGAAGCCGCCCCGCGGCGGAGCGACAATGATTGAGATAAAGGAGCGAGGCGCGGCGGAACTGGCAGCGAAGCTGGCGAGAATGGGCGCGAGCATGCGGCCGACGCTGGAGCAGGCGATGAAGAAGGCGGTGCTGTATGTGCACAGCACCGTGCCGCCGTATCCGGCCGCGAATGCGGAGAGCACTTATCGAAGGACGGAGACGCTCGGGCGAACGGTGACGTCGATGCAGGGCGCAGGGCCGCAGGCGTTGTCGAGGGTCGAATCGCTGGGGGGACAGGTCAGAGGAATTGTTGGGACGGCGTTGGAGTACGCGCCGTTCGTGATCGATGAGAACCGCCAGGCCGGGCAGCACCGAGGCCGGTGGTGGACGCTGCAGAAGGTGGTGCGGGATGCGCAGGACGGGATCCGCAAGATCTTCGAACAGGCAATAAGAGGATTGGTGAGGCAATGAGACGTTGGTCCTTGCGACTCTTGTCGCCAGGACTTGCGGCGGCGGCTTGAAGCCGCCCCGCGACGGAAGGTGGTGCGTGATGGCGAAGATGGAACGCAAGACATTTGAGGTCAAGGAGCAGTCGATCGAGGGCCGGACGGTGACGGGGATCGCGTCGGTGTTCGGGAACGTCGACGATGGGCTGGACCGCATCTGGAAGGGTGCGTTCAAGAAGACGCTGGCCGAGAACAGCGGACGGGTGCGGCACCTGTGGCAGCATGATTACATGCAGCCGCCCACGGCGAAGGTGGTGGAACTTAAGGAGATCGGGAAGCGGGAGCTGCCGGATTGGATCCGGGAGAAGTTCCCGGATGCGACCGGCGGACTGCTGGTAAAGCGTGATTATCTGCCGACGCCGCGCGGGGATGAGATCCTGGCGGGGATCACGAGCGGGGCGATCGCCGAGATGAGCATCGGCTACGAGAGCGTGAAGTACGACTATGAGGAACGGGCCCTCTCAGAGGATGTCTCCCAGCAGGTGCGCAACCTGCGGGAGATCCGGCTGTTCGACACGAGCGACGTGAACTGGGGAATGAACCAGGCGACGGCGGCAGCGAAGGCCGCGGTGCCGTACCGTGATACGGGAACAGCCGACGAGGGGACGGATTGGTCAAAGCCGGGGTTGGGCGATTTCACGGCAGAGGTCTGGGAGGAGCTGGACGCAGCGGAGAAGCGCAGGATCGGGGCGCACTTCGGATGGGCTGCGGCGATGCCGCCCGAGACCTTTGGCGAGCTGAAGCTGCCGCATCACCAGGCGAGCAAGACGGACGTGGGCCCGGCGGTGTGGAACGGCGTCAAGGCGGCCATGAGCCGTCTGATGCAGGCCGGCACGGATATTCCCGAAGGGGATGTCCCGGCCGTGCACAGCCACCTGTCAAAGCACTACAAGGAATTCGACAAGGAGCCGCCGACGTTGAAGTCGCTGCAGCTGGTGGCGGCAATCCAGGTGGAGATGGCTGACCTGACAACAGGCCGCAGTCATCTGATGATGAAAGATGTGGAGCGTATTGCATAGGCGCTTGCGTCTCTGAATCGACTGTTGACAGCCGAGCCGCCATCGAAAGAGGCACTCACTGAGCAGTATCGGCTTGCGATCGAGATGCGCAAGAGGGCGCTGGGATCGTAGGCATGGACATTGACACAGTGAGGTAACGATGAACGACGAGCTGACGAAACTTCGCCAGGAGTACCAGGCGAAGCTGGCGGAGGCCGAAGCCAAGCGGTTGGAGTTCAACGATGGCAAGGCCAAGTCAGAAGAGGTGGACGCGCTGCTCGGGCAGGCGGACGTGATCAAGGTGAAGATCGACTACGCCGAGAAGATCGCCGCTGGCCACGAGTATCTGCGCGGGAATGACGGTCCGCAGGCTGCGCAGCTGGCTTGGCGCGATGTTCCTGCGGGGAAGGATGAAGGGATGCCCGCCGTCGATACGAAGGCGTGGCGCGAGATCGAGGTGAAGGACGTCCTTGGGCAGACCAAGTCGTTCCGATACTTCGTCCCGGTGGTGGTGCAGGGAAAGGGGTATGCCCCGGCGTTCGAGGCATACATCCGCAAGGGCAAGGATGCCATGGGCCCGAACGACAAGAAGACGCTGTCGGAGGGTTTGGACACGGCCGGCGGCTTCCTGGTGCCCGAGGATTACCAGACCGAGTTGGTCAAGAAGATAGCCGCGGCCGCGGTGATCCGACAGATCGCGCGTGTGGTCCAGACCTCGCGGGATATCGTGAGATTCCCGAGGATCAACTACGGCACCGACGATATCTATACG